GCCAAGCTCTTGCCGGAGATGTGGAAGGAGCCAGAAAAGGACTACAAAAGATACTCAGCAGAAAAATGAGCAAACGGGACATGTTCATAAACGCGCATAGAGGAGCAAGGTACATGAAGTACATGAAGGCTGCAGATTACAGAGCTCAGTTTGCGTTGAATCTAAAATATATACATAAGCTCGAAAAAATGAAAGCAGGTGATTAAAATGGGCAGGCCGTCTAAGTTAACACCTGAGGTTCAAGAAAGACTCCGCCAAGCCATCCGTGCAGGCAATTACTATGAAGCGGTATGTGCCTATGCAGGGTAAATATGGCCCGGAAACTTATTGTATTATATGGAGGTTATAATATGAAAATCAAAAAACGAACTAAAAAAACAGTTAGCAAAAACAAAAGAAGAGAACCTGTTGGAATTTGTTATAACTGTGGCAAAGACTTGTACTATAAAGATGTTGAATACTGTAATGAATGTTTAGAAGAGATGGCAAAAGAACGATGTATTGAAGGTTATTATGAGTTTTGTAAGCAATATGATTGTTGGTAAACAAAGGAGGAAAAGCAAAATGGCTAAAATATCCTGTACTTTTGTTAAATGCAAATATAACGATTATGGTAAAAAAGGAATTTGTCAAGCAAAGTATATTCAAATCAGTGAGCTAGTGGCGCCTGGAACAAAAAGGACAGAACCAGTTTGTGTTTGGTTTAATAGAAAAGAAGAAAAACAGACTTAGTACACATTATGATGATATTGTGAAATATAGGAGGTGAAATAATGAGCCTAAAACAAATACACGTATGTGATGGCTGCGGATGTGAATTAGAAAGCACTAGCGATAGGTATTATTTGAGTTTGAGAACAAATAGATTTTGGAATGGCGTAGAAATGGATTATCTAGAGGAAAATCTTGAATTCTGTGAGTTCTGCGCAAGAGATATAAAAAATTCACTAGTTAAGATAGCAAATCAATTGAAAACAAACAAATAGGATTTTGAAAATAACACGACATAAGGCTGGTGAAAAATTAATGTCAAAACCTAAATTGCATAAGTTATGGTGTCTCTGGCGATTAATAGGTTATGTATGGCGATATATTGTTAAAGCTTGGAGGAAACTTAAATGGATTGGACGCGATAGTTCTAAGAACAATACTTTGCTTTATAAGTTATATAAACGTTTAATGTGGTATGGTAACAAAAACAGCTATTTAAAAAAATTAATTTGGAAGCTTGATATGGCAAGTCGATTCGGATGTCCTCATTGTGGGTATGATGGTTGGATTGAGTTAGATGATGAAAAAGAATATTTTGAATGTATTGATAGTGGAAGTAGTTCTGACCCAGAGATAGGAGTTTATTATTGGTGGGAAGGATGGAGAACATGTCCTAGGTGTGGTTATAAAGAATATATCCATGAGGACAGTGCGTAAATTGAGACATTCTCTAATAATACCTAAGAGCATGTATACGGGTTGAATAAACCTGCATCGTAGCGCAGGAGCTGTATATCAAGTATGCGGCTTAATTTTTGGTAATTATGTGTAGATGAAAGGGCGGATTAATATGGCATATTGTACGAGTTGCGGAAGCTATATACCGGATGGGCAAGGGAAAAGCTGTTCAATGTGTTATGGTGACGCAGAGTATGGTAGTGACGGATATTATAAGGCATGGCTTAAGCAACAAGAACGACAACAAGAGGAACGACAACAAGAGGAACGACAACAAGAGGAACGACAACAAGAGGAACGATAAACAGTTATACTATAATTAATAAGTTGATGATAAAAGAATGTGAAATTTTTATAGATAATAATGGGAGGTATAGTAATGGACTTTATAATTGATAGGCTTATAGCCCGTATGGTTGTTGCAGCGATGGCTGGCAGATACAAAGTGGTACAGGAATTATACGAGCAGTATCTCAGGGAGCGATACCTGTATGCGAGTATAAAGGAAATATTGGAAGCCAAAAGGAGGGCAGGGTGACGATGACAAGGCAGGAAGGCGAGTTTTGCAACAAAAGATGTCCTAAATGTGGGGCGACGTTATTAAAAAATGAGCGAGGGGACGAATGGTGCTCGTCTCCGGGGTGTGAATACTTGTCGAAGGGGCTGCATGAAAAAGAAAAGTGACTGCTGGAATTTTGACTTCATTCAAATTTTTTTCAAAAAGCTTGACTCGGTTGGACAGTTTCCGATATAATTATATTAGCAGAAAATCTTTTGGCTTGGCTTTTAACTACCATGACTGATTCGACAGCTTAAAAAAGCTGTGCCAGTCATCGGGAGGAGGGCTCTCTTTGGCAAATTTAAAGGAATTTATTGACGAAAATGGGAATTTTGACAAAAAAGGTTTCCGAAGAAGGCTTCAGGAACTTGGTCAACGAAGAAAGAAAGAAGAACGTTTGAGCCGGAGAAACGCTTACGATGTACTCGACCTTACCCCATACAATGCAACCAATCTTATCATTGATGGAAAAGATGCAACCATTGTATATAAATAATCCCTTCTAAAGTGTACAGCTGGAATAGAAAGAGCACTTTGTTTCTAGATGCCTAATTTAGGCATTATTTTTTTGGCTTATTGAATTGGGCATGTAATCTTACAAAGAAATCTAGCCGAAAGCCCCTGATTTTTTAGTCAAAGGGAGTGTCAAGTAGTTTTCTTTCGGGTAGAAATCGAATTGAGGTGGAACAGTTATGTCCTTGAAAAAGAAAGGCTTCACTCGGACCAAGTTTGGTAGCAACGATGCAAAAAAGAAAAAATCAACTAGGAAACCAAAAACATTACTCCCTATGCCTTCAAAATCCGTACTGGATAGTTTAAAACTTACTCCAAAACAACGTCTATTCGTGCAAGAATATTTAATTGACCTCAATGCAACACAAGCTACCATAAGGGCGGGATATAGCGTAAAGAATGCAGAATTTCAGGCGCATTGCTTATTAAAAAATCCCAAAGTGAAGCAAGCCATTGAATTAGCTATGTATGAGCGAGAACAAAGAACTAAGGTAACTCAGGATAGGGTGATTGAGGAACTTGCAAAAATAGCCTTCATCAATCCAACAGATGTAGTTAATTCATACGATGCATCATTATACAACGGTGCAACACGAGAGGATACCGCTGCAATATCATCCATCCGAGTTAGAAGAATTCCTTCCAAGGCCGGAATGGGAATTGAACGGGAAATTAAATTGCATGATAAGATTCGTGCATTAGAGTTGCTTGGTAAACATTTAGGATTGTTCAATGATAAATTGAACATAACAGCCGATGCAGTGGTAAGGATAGTGGATGACCTAAGCGATTTAAAAGATAATGCAACAGGGACTAATGATGAAATCGAGGAATGATGCATATGATGACGGCTCCGGTGGTAGATGTCAGGCTTTCGGAATTAATTGCACCATCCTTCTATGAGGTGCATAGGGAGTTAAAAGAGGAACTGTATGATGAATATTGGCTCAAAGGTGGACGTGGTTCAACCAAATCCACTTTTATTAGTATTGAAATAATTCTAGGAATGTTAAGAGACCCGGATGCAAATGCAGTAGTTTTCCGTCGGTATCAAAATGAACTCCGTGATTCAGTCATCGGTCAGTTTGAATGGACTATTGCAAAGATGAATATGGGGCACCTATTCCACGTGCAAGTCAGTCCAATGCAAATTGTCTACCTTCCTACAGGGCAACGAATTATCTTTCGTGGAGCAGACAAGCCCTCGAAGTTGAAATCAATCAATATTGGTAAAGGATATATCAAGTATGCATGGTTTGAAGAACTTGACCAATTCGGTAGTATGGACGAAATAAGGAACATTTTGCAATCAGTATTCCGAGGTGGAGACCAAAGGCGTGTAGTATTCTTCTCATACAACCCTCCAAAATCAGGCCGTTCATGGGTGAACCAAGAGGCGAAAATACCGAAACCCGGAAAACGAGTTCATCATTCATCATACTTGGATGTACCAAAGCATTGGTTGGGCGAAAGATTTTTAGCTGATGCAAAGCACCTAAAGAAAACGAATGAACTTGCATACAGACATGAATACCTTGGAGAAGAAATCGGAACAGGCTTGGAAGTATTCACCAATGTAATACTTGAAACCATTACCGATGAACAAATTGCACGGTTTGACCGAATACGTCAGGGATTGGACTTTGGTTATGCATCTCACCCGGCTTGTTTTGAGCGTATGTACTACGACGGAACAAGGCGCAGGTTGTATATATTCGCAGAAGTTGCTGGATTGAACTTGTCCAACCGTTTATTATGGATGAAAATTCAAAAATACAATGATGTAATCACCGTCGCAGATAGTGCAGAACCGAAATCAATTGATGAGTTGAGAGGCTATGGCATCAGGGTAACCCCTGCAAAGAAAGGCCCGGGTTCAGTAGAATTCGGAATCAAATGGTTGCAAGACCTTGAGGCTATTATCATTGACCCTCAGCGTTGTCCATTAGCCGCAAAGGAATTTATCAATTATTCGTTGGAAACGGACAGAAGTGGAATGGTCAAAAACAAATTCCCAGATAAGGATAATCACTCCATTGATGCTGTAAGATATGCATTGGAAGATGATATGATTAGATATAACATGAATGGAGTAAGGTTACTGAGAGGGGCGAAATTATATGGCTAAACAAGGATGGTTTAAAAAAGCCGTTGGTGAAATATCGAAATTAAGGCAGGGCATATTCGGCAAATTTGGCAGCCTTATTGGCGGCAGCTGGAACGTACCATATGTACTGAACAGTAGCCGGGTAGACTATGACTTGGCCCGACAGCTGTATCACAACACTCATGACGATTACAAATTAGGTGCTGGGTTTGCCAAGCCTATCATAAATACTCTGGCTGGATTCATGGGAGTTCCTCGCTTCCGAACCGAGGATGAAGAGGGTCAGGAAGTCCTGGACGAGCATATAAGCCGCTGGGTTAGCCGAATGCAGAGGTCACATCAGCTCTGCTTGCGGGATGGTGACTGTTTTGTGATGCTGGCCAACCTGGACAACGATGACCCGCTTTATCCAGATGAAGAAAACCGGATTGATTTTATTATCATTCCACCAGAGCAGGTAGCGGATATTGAGCTTGACCCGATTACCAGGAAGCCAAAGGCCTATAGTATTAAAGCGCGGGCAAAGTGGAAGGACGAAGAAGGACAGGAAAAAGAATATACCGTGTTGCAGAAGTTTACTGCCGACAAGGTTGTACTGAAGGTTGAAGGCGAGGCTCCGGAAGGCTTGACTAATGAAATACGACCTAACCCTTGGGGGTTTATTCCAATTATTCACTTCAAGAACGAGCCGGAGGAAACAGAGCTATATGGAACAAGTGAACTGGAGGCAGTGGAGCCTTACTTGAAGGCCTATCACGACGTCATGCTCCACGCCATGCAGGGTAGCAAGATGCATTCGACACCAAGGCTGAAGCTGAAGCTCAGGGATGTGCAGGCCTTTTTGGAAAACAACTTTCCAGAAGCTCTTAAGGCAGTACAGAGGGGCGAACAGGCAAATATCGATCTGAAAGGCCATGAGTTACTCATCTTCACAAATGAAGAGGACGCCAGCTTTATCGAGGCTCAGTCAACAATTGGTGACGCAGAAGCTTTACTGAAGCTTCTCTTTTATTGCATTGTAGACGTGTCTGAAGTACCTGAGTTTGCATTTGGTGTGCATACTCCTAGCAGCCATGCCAGTGTAAAAGAACAGATGCCTTTGCTCATTCGCCGGGTAGCGAGAAAACGTGAAATGGTGACAGAGAACTGGCAGACTTTAGCCCGGATGTTGCTAGTTATGCATAGCAAAAAGACCGGTAAAAAGTTTGAGAGCTACGAAGTAGGAATCACCTGGGATGCAGTTATTGAGAGGGATGAAAAGGAATACGCAGACACCATTAACACCTTGGTGAATGCGCTTAATACTGCCCTTATGGGTGGATTTATTAGTTTTGATGCTGCTGTGGATCTGCTGGCGCAGTATATTGACACGATGCGCGAGTATCAATCTGACGACCCAGAAATACCTGGTGAAAGAGAAAGAATTATCAAGTCATGGTATTTGAGAAGTAGGCTGGAAGATACCGAGGGATTACTTGACCAGTTACAGGATATAGAAAAGGTGTTGAATCTAAACCAAAATCAGAATCAAAGCAACCAAGGATGATAACCGATGACCAAGGAGATAGATGAAATCAAAAAGGCCGCTGGTGATTACCAGAAATGGGCATTAACCGCACGAAAGCAATACATCAATTTACGATTGAGACAGGATAAGGAAATCGCCAACCTCTACATCCGTTCAGCGGATAGGATTGCCAAGGAACTACAACAAATTGGAACAACCACGGTTTCGGGTCAAATACGAAAGAAACATTTCAAAGAGTTGGAGAAATCTTTGCGAGCGGAAGCTGAACGGATTCAGAAAGGCTTAACGGAGGCGTTCGTTGACTATATCGATTCAGCGGCGAAGGCTGAAGTAGGCTACACTCAAGGTGTTGTATTGAATCTATTTGACCAGGCTGGGTTGAAAACTTCCGGGATAAGGAAGCTATTCAGCCAGATCAATAAGCAAGCCGTTGAAGCAATTTGGGCGAGAACGAGAAATGGACTTTATTTATCGGATAGGATTTGGGAGCAAAGCGAAAAATACCGCACCATAATGAGGGACTTGATTCAAGAATCTGTTACAATAGGTCAGGATGCAGTGACCACCGCTAGGATGATTCAGCAATATGTCCGGGAAGGCGCAATGACCCTTGCGAAGAAATACCCCAACATGATGAAACGGATGAAAGGGCGTATTCCCGGGAACATCAGTTATGAAGCGTTAAGACTTGCGAGGACCGAAATGTCCGCCGCATTCGGAGAAGGTACAATAGCTGCATCCCGCGTTGCTCCTAGTTACATCGGCATGAAGTGGGTGCTTTCACATAGTCACCCGGTGGTTGACATTTGCGATACTTTGGCGGAGCATGATGAAGGATTAGGTCCGGGAGTTTATCCTCCAGGCGATGAACCGCCTTATCCAGCTCATCCGAATTGTCTTTGCGCATTGGTTCCTATTCATGAAGAGCCGGAAGAATTTGTTGCGAGGTTGAAGCATTGGTTAGAAGGCCCTGAAAATGAACCAGAGTTGGAACAGTGGTATCAAAATATATACAAACAGGGAGAAGGCAAGGCGAAATTGCCCAAAGCTTCTCAAAAAGCTGCTGAATCAGTAGCAAAAACAGCCGCAGAGGCTATGGAGAAGATAGAGGAAGAGGAAATAATCAATCTGGATGATTTCGAGGATTTGTATGAAAAATACCAGCCAGACGATTACGGTTTGAATAATACAATTGAAGACGTTAAAAATCACAGTAGCCTTTTGGAATACGAGGCTACTGAGGATGAACGATATGCGGCAGAGTATTATACCCTCTCCACTGGTTACCAAGAGTTCCAACGAGCTTTGCGATTTCCTGATTCAGAAGAGGACACTTCAAGAATAAGGAAGGAAATCGAAAATCTAGTCAATCTCACCAAAAAAGCCAGTCCACTGAGTCAAAACACGATATTCTACCGCCATGATCAATTGGAAGCAATACAATATCTCCTCGATCCGGAAGTATCGAAGATGGCATGGGAAGTAGTGTGGAATGGCGATACTAGTAAGATGCCGGAACTGAAGAAGCAATTGATGGACTCAGTGATACAGGATAAAGGATTTTTGAGCACTTCATATCGCCAAGGCGTGTTTGTTAGAAGTAAAGGTATGGAGTTGCGAATTCATGCACCGAAGGGTTTCACAGGTGGGTTATTTGTAGAGCAACTGTCTATAGCACAGGATGAAAGGGAGTATATATTTGCTCCTGGGCAGAAATTCAAGATAGTGGATGTAGAAGTAAGTGAAGTTTACATGGGAATGAAAAATTTAATACTCCACGTGGTTCCGATATAGCGAATAATTTTGTTGTGAATTGTATAACATAGTTAGAAAGCGAAAAGTTGAACGAGGTGATACAATGCCAGAGGATAGATCCGATAGATTCAGATGGAAGAAAGGCGAGGTTATAGCTGAAATGTCGCAGTGTGCGTATTGCAAGAACGCCTTGGATTATGCTACCTGTGCAGAATTCGGGACAAAACCTAAAAAATATCGCTACAATGAAGAACCCTGTCCAAAACGAATACCAGAAAAATGAAAGGAAGGAGGGCAATGAAAGAGAAACAAAATCAAAACCAGCCAATTCAGGTTTATCAAAATCCTACCTCAAGGCGAATTGAAATCCATTCCAAACATCAAAAGTTAGTCGTGAGGGATATGAAAACTGGGAGATATGTGAATAAACGCTGAGGCGAGAAAGCCGAGGCGTTTTTCTTATGGAGGTGGTTCTTAATGAGGCAAAAAAATTGGCAACAAACATGGATAGAAAACCATCCTCTTAGCTGGAAAATCATTTGCGCTATAGGCGATATGCTGATTTTCTTCATGAAGTTCATGATATCTATGCTTATTTTCTTATGGTTGGTGAATTGATATGGCTGAAAGGAGGTGAAAAAGTGCCCGACAAGTTCTCGATTACTGATACAGTCAGCACTGCTGATTGGGGAAGTGTTGACAAATCCCGGATTTGGACGCTACTAAAGCAAGGCATTGAAGAAGGCGCAGAAGGCATAGCGGCGGCTGTACGTGAGGTTTACGCAGTGGTTAAAGCTGCGGTCAATGAAAACCTTGTTCAGGCCGATTGCTGGGGCCCTCACCATGAAATCCGGGACGATGGACGAATTGTCCTCAACCGTGCCGGTCTTATTGCCGCAGCTGCTGCACTTGCTGGGGCTCGAAGCGAGCCGAACCTGACACCGCAGCAGAAACAGCAGGCAGCAAGGCATCTGCTAAGACACTACCGGGAACTTGAACTTGAGCCACCGGAATCCCTAACAGAAGTTGTAGGGGAAATCTCTTCCGTTCAGGCAATCATTTCCGGTGAAATACGTGTCGAGGACGTTCCGCTAGCTCCTTGGGCGGACTTGAATACATTGAAAGCGGGAGACCCCGAACCAATGGAGGTTGTGGTAGAAATCCCGGCGGGTAAATCGAGGCGGGGTTGGAATTATACACCTGAAGCCTTGAAAGCTATTGTAGGGGAAGTAATGTCACAAGGGCTTCCCGGATTCCTCGGACATCAAAAGCCCGAAAACATTGACTATGAATTTCCTACTCCCGTAACTCATTGGGTAGGAGCGTTATGGAAAGACGGGAAAGCGTATTTCCGGGGAGTAATTGACCAAGCTGCGAATGATTTGAAACGTTGGATTAAGGCGAAAGCTATTCGTCAAGTTAGTATCTATGGCATGCCGAAACTTCAGAAGGTCAATGGAGAAACACATGTGGTGGATTACAAGCCTTTGAGCATTGACTGGACGCCGTTGAATCGAGCAGGTATGCCAACATCTGTAGTTGCTATCGGGGAAATGGATGAAATTCTCCCTGATGGAGATATTGAACACTTTTCAGATAGAAACCCGTCAGAGAATTCCTCTTCAACGGGTGAAATGAAACAAAATAATGGAGGTGAAGAAAGACCTATGACTTGGAAAGAATTACTTGCAAAACTGAAGGAGATGCTAATCAACAAAGAGGTAACCCTTAGTCAGATTGCCGGGGAGATGGGTTGGAAACCCGAGGAAATAGCCGGGGAAATTGATTCCAATTGGTTCAAGGAAGTTACCAGTGCAGTGGAAACACTCAGGAAAGTAGAAGAAGTCCTCGGAGTTACCGGGGAAATGGACGTTGTCAAGGTTGCTACTGATGCAAAGAAAGCCCTCGATGAATCAATCAAAGCTGCTAGGGAAAAACTCATCGAAGAAACCATCAAGGAAAAAGTAGCCGGCGAAATGGCTCAAGCATTGGTCAAGAAGATGCTTCAGCTCCCTGAAGGTGAATTGACCAAGGAAGTCATTGCTGGGGAGATTGACAAGCTCCTGGCCGATGAAGTGGTCAAGAATACAATCAGTAAATTCCACATTGATAAACCGCCTGTCATTAACAACATCAGCGATAACGGCGGGACTTCTTCTGCTTTGCGTGTAAAACGCCAAGCAATATAAATTTTTATGGAGGTGTTGAATTATGGCTTATGTAGGACAGCCTGTTCCTTCTACTGTGGTTAATATTAATGCCGCAAAGGTTAGCGATGGAAAAAGTGTAAGAGTGACTGTGCCCGAAAATACTGTTATTGAGGCTGGGAAATTCTACTTTCTGGATGGTTTTCTCGGAGCCGCCTTCCAGTCTGTGACTACCGGAGCTGGAGAAACTGCAGAGGTTATACTCAACATTGAGCAGGCGGAATATGAAACAGA